CTTGCACACCCAACGCCGACAACCACAATCTGGAGGCACTGTGCGGCCCCAAATCTTGCGTATGGTCGAATTTAGATTGGTCACCTTCACCGAAGAGACTACCATGACCCAGCCGATCGGCTAATGATCCCCACGCAACGACAGAATCGTCACCTGAAACGACAATAACCGTATCGCCTGATCCAAGCAATTCGGAAACCGCAGACAATTGTGACTGCGTATATCCACTTGCGAAGACTAGTCGAACATTCACATCAAAGAAATTAACACACCTACCATCAAATAAAAAATGGAGGGCTTCCGCCACAGCACGAGCTGTAGAGGTCATTTCTGAGTGGTAACGGGGATCTAAGTTAACAATAGATCTAGGTTTCATAGATTCTATTCCACCGAAATCTTTGTTAACTGGCAAAGTCTCATTCCACTTCAACATTATATTCTTTTTCATACCGTCTAAATAGCCGTCATCAATTCGTTCACCTGCTTCTAATATTCTTCTGCCACGGCCGCCCATACGGCGGGCGCACTCTTGCAGAGATAAAAATTCAGGAAGGTCTGAACTAAAGAATCCGGAAGATACAGCCTTTTCGGCTATCCATTTCCATCGACTATGTCTAACGCTAGGTTCGTCTTTACCCACAAAAGGATCATTATGGGTCCTCCACAGCAGTGCTACCAACAAATTTTTAATATTATTGGCAGGCTGCCACAGCAACCGATGCGTGACCAAAATAGGCCACATCATATTGGTTGAAGGAAGATCCATATTATCGACTTCTACCAAACAATGGTCAAGGGAAAGTTCAACTCCATCATAAAATACGTTTAACGAACCACGCAAGTTAGGAGGAGGAATAATGACAGTGGAAGTGTAAGGCTTCAAAACGCTGCCCACGGGAATGGCAGACAAATCACACTTTACATTTTCCAAAATCAATCCTTGATCATACGCTTCAACGAAGTCATAATAGATACTACTTTTGATAGTTCGAGCTCTAGCTCTGCTAAAAGAGTTCCACCTAGCATGTAGTAACATGCTGGTCAAAACACCAAACGGTCCAAAAGAATGAAGCCAATAACACAACAAATGCAATATCAGCGCAGTCAGCCCAAAAAGGCCATGACTGGCAAAATTGCTATATGTTTCAACTGCTATCGGCAAAATAGAGAGGCGTGGAAACGCAACTCTCAAAAGTTCTTCATAACACCAAGCAAACTTAACTATTCTATATTTGCTTTCAGTCATGCTGTTAAGCACGTTGCCTTGCACGTGGGCAAAAAGTTGTAAAAACTGCGCTTCGTATTTCGCAAGTCCAAGTAGGACAAACCAAATCGCGCGCAGCCATCCACGGGCAAAAAACAATCCTGCTACAACAGAAAAG